AGATCTGCGCCAGGCTGGTCGTCGCACCCAGCACATGCATCTTCCGTATTACCACTGATTGAGAAACCACCGAAACCGTTTACCATGCGGAAATAGTTCTTGACCTTTCCGGACGGCAGCGTCAGCTCATTCCAGATGTGGAGCCAGTCACCATAGTGCTTGTCGATCTGCTGACCGCCAATCTCGAGTTCAACGGACTTGATCAGGTACTGGCCGACGTAGGGGATCCAGCTGAACTCCCCGCCGGCGCCAACATCAACACGGTCGACCTGGGGCAGCGTGGCCTGCAGGTACGTCTTCGTGATCAGATCGCCATTGCGGGCAATCGTTGCGGTCACCTTCTTGCCAAAGGAGGCCACGCCATTAAAGGTCTGCTCGATGGACTCCATCGCGAAGTTCGAGTGGCGGCGGTAGAGCTGCTTGAAGAAAGTAACCTGGGGATTCGCCGTCAGGTATACGTCCTGGGCGCCGTAAGCGACGAGCTGCATAAGACCACCAGAGCCAGACATTTGCTATATTTGGGAGGTCGAAATTATTCTGGTATTTGACACCGGGGGTGGGAAATACCTGAATAGCGCGTTGTCTGTTGAGGCAACGTATTTAGTTCGAGTAAGCGAGACCGCCCATACCCGCCATAATGCGGAGAACGTTGTAGTTGACGGCGTAGACCTTGAGGATGTTGGAAGACAGATCGGCAGCAGCGGAGGACAGCGTCAGGTTCAGCACCGCATTGTCGATGCGGGAGAAGTTGCACGAGCCAGAGGGCTGGATGTCCTCGGGGCGGATCGCGAAGGAGTAGACGTTGATACCCGTCTGGGGGGAGTTGGTGTGGTGCTGGAAGGGCTGGACCACGTTGAAGTACTTGCCCTCACGCTCCTCAAAGCGATCGTGGCCGTTCAGCTGCAGCTTGGCGACCTTGACGGGGTTCTGCTTGTTGGCATCCGAGTAGTTGTAGGGCTGGATGCAGCTGGCGCAGCTGATATAGGAGGGGTTCTGGACAACCCAGATGAGCTCCTTGACGGGGTGGTTCAGCGACAGGATCACACGGTTGTTAGTGGACACCAGAGACTGGTCGCCCGTGTACTGCAGCTGCTCAATCAGGTACTCGTGGGCAACCTGGGCGAACCGGCGACGCTCCTCCGTGTCCAGGAAGATGTAGTCAACCCACAGAGAGCATGAGACCAGGCCGGTAGCATTCAGTGTATTGAGGAAACCGTCCTGACCATCGTAATTAACCAGGTTCTTCAGGTCGTTGAAGTCCACGTTGATCTTCACCTCGTGGTACTGGAGGGCGATCAGAGGCAGCGCCAGGCCGTAGTGGCGGTTGAACCAGAACTCCAGGGGCACGTAGAGCGTGTTCTCGGGCAGGCAACCCGTGCGAGTACCGAGCTTGCCGCAGGGCTGGCACACAACATAGTCCGTGCCGAAGGCAGCGGCCTCCTTCAGGCCATCAAGGCAGTCATCCTGACCGTCCTCCTCACAATCGTTACAGCTGCCGCCACCAGAAGCATCAATCGCGACACCGCCGAGCTCAGACACCATCTTCAGGTAGTCACGCGTCTTACCGCAAGGCAGAGTCAGCTCGTTCCAGATGTGGAGCCAGTCACCGTAGTGCTTGTCGATCTGCTGGCCGCCGATCTCAATCTCCACGGACTTGATCAGGTACTGACCGATGAAGGGGATCCAGCTGAACTCCCCGCCGATATCATCGGCATTCACGGCGGGCAGGGTGGCCTGCAGGTAGACCTTGGAGATCAGGTCACCGTTGCGCGCGATCGTGCACTGGACACGCTTGCCAAAAGAGGCAACACCGTTGAAGGTCTGCTCGATGGACTCCATCGCGAAGTTGGAGTGGCGACGGTACAGCTGCTTGAAGAAAGTGACCTGGGGATTGGCCGTCAGATAGACATCCTGGGCGCCGTAAGCGACGAGCTGCATGAGGCCACCGGAGCTTGACATTTGCTTATACCCTTGCCGGAGAAATTATTCCGGGAGGATTCTGGGGGAGCGCACTATTGGGACCACGGCGCCGCACCTGTTAGTGTTGGATATTTTATTGGGTGATGATATCTATATAGAGCAGAGTATTCACATAATTTCTATATTCAGATCATCCGAATAGGAAGGATGGTCTGAAAATAGGTATACACCTGTGAAGATGCTTAGTTAGAGTAGGCAAGGCCGCCCATACCGGACATAATGCGCAGCACGTTGTAGTTGACCGCGTAGATGCGGACCTTGGCCGTCTTGCCGTTGCCGACCGTGTTGTTGGACAGAACCAGGTTCAGCGTGGCATTGTCAATACGGGACATATTGCAGCTGCCGCTGGGCTGGTGGTCCTCGGGGTTCAGGGCGAAGGAGTAGACGTTGATGCCGACCGCGGGGATGTTCGTGTGGTGCTGGAAGGGCTGCACCAGGTTGAAGTACTTGCCCTCACGCTCAGAGAAACGATCATGGCCGTTCAGCTGGACCTTGGCAACCACCGTGGGGTTGCGGCCGGCGAGGCCCTCCACCATCGTGATGGAGTAACCAGAGTCGCGGGCGGCGCGGTCAAACCAGTCGGAGTAGTTGAAGGGCTGCTGGCCCTTCCAGACGTCCATAGAGCCGTCGCAGGCAACGAAGGAGTCGCGCTGCACAACCCAGATGAGCTCCTTCACGGGGTGGTTGAAGGACATCTTGATCTTGTTGGCAGAGGACGTGACGGACTCGTCACCCGTGAACTGCAGCTGCTCAATCAGGTACTCGTGGGCGACCTGCGCGAAGCGCCGGCGCTCCTCCGTGTCCAGGTAGACGTAGTCCACGTAGAGGGAGGCAGACACGAGGCCCGTGGCATTGACGGCGGAGATCACAGAGGGGGTGTTGGACCAGCACAGGTTGCGGAGCTCGTTCAGCTCAATGTTGAACTTCACCTCGTGGTACTGGAGGGCGATCAGGGGCAGGGCCAGACCGGCGTGGCGGTTGAACCAGAACTGCAGGGGGATGTACAGCGTGTACTCGGGGGCGCACGAGCGGGCCTCGTCGGAGGCGTGGGGCTCACCGCCCAGGCAGTCATCGTCGCAGCCGCCATCCGCCACCTGGGTGAGGGTGTTGACGAGCTCGGGGACGTTGCCCACCATCTCGGCGTAACCGGCCTGCTTGCCGGCGGGGCGCGTCAGCTCATTCCAGATGTGGAGCCAGTCGCCGTAGTGCTTGTCGATCTTCTGGCCGCCGATCTCGATCTCAACGTTGCGGATCAGGTTGTGGCCGGGCCAGTTGAGCCAGCGGAACTGGGCACCCGACGCATCGGGGGCGATCGCAGACAGATCCACGCGGGGCAGAGTGGCCTGCAGGTACGTGCGGTAGATCAGATCACCGTTACGGGAGACCGTGCACGTCACACGCTTGCCGAAGTTGGCGACACCGTTAAACGTCTGCTCAATGGACTCCATCGCGAAGTTGGAGTGGCGACGGTAGAGCTGCTTAAAGAAGGTAACCTGGGGGTTCGCCGTCAGGTAAACATCCTGGGCGCCGTAGGCGACGAGCTGCATCAGGGCACCACCGGTCATTTGCTTATACTCCACCCACCGAAAATATTCTGGCAGGACGCCGGGAGAATTTATCGCCACCGGCGGGGCCGCAGGATGGCTGATCTAAAGATGGGTGCGGGGGATTCAGTCCAGATATGTCACGATCCCTCAATAAAGTCCTTGTTTCTGACGTTATTGTGGAAGGAGTGACGGCGCCGAAGGCAGCCACGCTGGAGGCGCATCATCAGCAGAAAATGAAGGCATTTGAGAGCGAAAAAGAGGAGCTGACGCGTCTACGGGCGGAATTAGAGGATGTGGAGAAACGGCTAGATGCGGCAGAAATAGGGTCCGATGACTGGCAGTCATTGTCTGACAATGTGACAGCGTTGACTGCGCAGATTTCGGCAATAGAATCGGATAATCGGCGTCTTGACTATTTTCTGGATGTAGGGGATATGTTATTTCAGTATTATGAGGCACAGGACTCGTTGGCGCGCGGAGATATACGGCCAACGATGCGGATGCCGAAGCGGATGCCGGCAAACTCGGTGATGAGCTATTTTGCGGCGACGGTGCCGCCGCCCGCTCCGGAGATGTCTAAGTCGGTGGTAGCCAAGGCGGCACCCGCAAAGGCATCCGTGGTTGATTGCACGGAGGGTCTCAATCGTGATAAAATGCTAGAGAAGTATTTGGCTATCGTGGAGCCGGAGGCGATTAAGAGCGGGATTCTGCCGGGGTCTGGAATTGAGCCGGGGTGGGGGCGGTGTTCGGCGTGTGATGAGGAGATGACATTTTACCAGAATGAGGCAAAGCTGGGGTGTCCGGCGTGCGGACAAGAGGAGATGATCTTGGTGGATTCCGAGAAGCCGTCGTACAAGGATCCCCCGCGGGAGATCACGTACTTTGCATACAAGAAGCAGAACCACTTCAATGAGTGGCTGGCGCAGTTCCAGGCCAAGGAGAACACGGACATTCCCCAGGACGTGATTGAGGCGGTGTTGGGGGAGCTGCGAAAGGAGCGGATCTCGGACCCAAAGCGCGTGAAGAAGGAGAAGATCCTGGAGATCCTGCGGAAGCTGAAGCTGTCCAAGATGTACGATCACGTACAACAGATCAAGAACCGGATCCAGCAGCAGATGACGTCCCTGACGTTGTCCAAGGAGACGGAGGAGAAGCTCCAGCATATGTTCAAGGAGATCCAGCCGGCTTTCATCAAGTACTGTCCGAAGGGGCGGTCCAACTTCTTGTCGTACCCGTATGTGCTGTACAAGATGTGTCAGCTGCTGGAGATGGACGAGTTCCTGCCGTGCTTTCAGCTGCTGAAGTCGCGGGAGAAGCTGTACCAGCAGGACCAGGTGTGGCAGAAGATCTGTGAGGAGCTGGGGTGGCAGTTCATCCGGTCGATCTGAGGAGCAGGGGGTGCGTTCAGTACTTAAGGAATGAACTCTCTGGAGAGAGTGTACGGGATGTACCTCCTCCGTACAATGCACGCATACCCAAGCAGTTAAGGGGACCCGTTGAGGTCGGGTTGGAGCAATCCGCGCAGGTGCAAATCCTGCTGTGTGCACCAAGTACGCTTACCCAAGTGGTTAAGGGGGTGCGTTCAGGCCGCACTGGAGCAATCCGCACAGGTTCGAATCCTGTAGTGTATAACTTGTGAGCATAGTTCAGTGGTAGAACGCGTGATTGTGGCTCACGCGACCCAGGTCCGATTCCTGGTGCTCACACTTCAGTCCCATAGCTCAGTTGGAAAGCCGTCGGCGCGGCAGACCACGCTGCTATGGGACCTTCAGTCCCATAGCTCAGTTGGTTAGAGCTTCGCTCTTATACGCTTGTTCGTATGCTTAGAGAGGCGAAAGTCGAGGGTTCAATTCCCTCTGGGACTACCAGCGTCAATAGTCTAGTGGTAGGATGCATCCCTTCCAAGGATGTGGCACGGGTCCGATTCCCGTTTGACGCAAAGCACCTTTAGCTCAGATGGTAGAGCATCGCTCTGATAAACGTGTTGCGAAACAAGTTTACGCAAGGCGGAGGTAGTAGGATCAATACCTACAAGGTGCAAAGCGCCCTTAGCTCTGTGGTTTCTAAGCCACATTGCGCAAGGGTACCTTCGGCGCCCTTAGCTCAGTAGCCGCAGGCTGCTCTGCATAAGGTCGCGAAGCGCCCTTAGCTCAGTGGATAGAGCATTGGACTTCGGATCCAGGGGTCGCAGGTTCAAATCCTGCAGGGTGTACAGAGGTCATTTTATGGCCTGTGTACCCTCTTAGCAAAAGCAAGAGCGGTGAAACCCCCTAGCTCAGTTGGAAAGCTGCTAGCGCAGCAGACCATCTGGCTAAGGTAGGTCAAAGACCCCCTTAGCTCAGTTGGATAGAGCACCGGCCTTCTACGTCATAACCGACGTTGTTAGCCGGGAGTCGTAGGTTCGAGCCCTACAGGGGGTGGCAAAATCACTCAGAGAAGAGAGACTTACTCGTCTGTCTCCTCTGAAGGAGGCGGTGCTCGTACGGACTCGGTCAGGGCGGCCCAACACCACGCCGTTGCCACCGCCGCGGTCTAAGCCTTGTATCTGGATCGTGGGAAGAATGACCCAAACAATCTGCGCCTTCGATCTCGGCATCAAGAACCTGTCGTTCTGTGTGGCGACGTTTGACGGGAGCGGCGGACTCGTTGCTGTGCGGCGGTGGGCGAATCTGAATCTGTTGGCTGACGGCGCGGAGGCGCAGTCACAGACACGGTGTGGATGCGGCGGTCCGGCCTCTTGGCGCCTACCAGCGGGAGGACTCCTCTGTAAGCGCTGTGTCAACAAGGGGAAAGCCGGATCGGTTGTGCCGCTGGAGCTCGTTGGAAAGCTCGGCGTGGCGGAGCTGCGCGGGTGGGCTCTGGAGCGACTGACGGAGCTCGGAGGGGGGCTGACAGTGGCCGGCGTGCGGGCTCTCAAGAAGCCAGCGCTTCTGGAGCTTGCGGCGGCGCATCGGCTGATGCCCTACAAGGCCGCCAAATCCAAAGGCGTATCCCTTCAGGCCGTGTTGGCAGGGATGGAGGCTGCTCTGGATGCGGAGTTGCCGGCGATCGCGGCGGCCGGGCGCGTCCGGATTGAGAACCAGCCCTCGGAGTTTGCGCCCCATATGAAGTCCGTTCAGATGATGCTGTTTGCGCTGCTTTCGCACCGGCTCCAGCGGGAGCACGGGTGGACAGGGGCGATAGAGTTTGCGAACGCGTCTGTCAAGACACGGGGGGCAGGGATCGCGGCGGGCAAGGAGAACAAGAAGGACCGGAAGGCGGCGGGGATTGCGAAGGTGACCGCAGTGCTGGGGGCGGCTGGTGCGGCCGGGGCTGGGCATCTGACCTGGTGGTCTGGGCAGGCGAAGAAGGATGACTTGGCGGATGCATTCCTGATGTGCCTAGATGCTGTGAACTAAGTAGAAGAAGATGGCGCAAAAGATCTGGGTACTCGACAACTTCTTGACTGTGGAGGAGGTCGCCGAGTACCGTCACGTGGTAAATTCTTACAGTGGTCGCTCCGGACACCCGATCTACGAGGATAAGAAGGGTGTTGTAGACGGGTTCTGGGCCCGGTTTGGTGCGCGCCTTCAGCGGGAGTGCGGTGTGTTGCGACTCACGAACTTTGTGACAGTGTCCCGCAGCAATCGGGCGCTTGATTGGCATTACGATCTGAGTAAGGCGGGTGACACACACAAGGTGTTAGTTTATCTGGACGATGTGGCGGGGACACTCTTCCGCGTGGACGGTGGTGTTCGGGCAGTGGAGGCACGCCCGGGTCGGGTCGTCGTATTTGATTTCAGCCTAGAGCACGCAGGAGAGGCGATACCCTCTGGGCGCGGGGAGAAATACACGATCGGATTTCGGGCCGTCGTTTGAACCGGAAGTTAAAGCTCTCCGCTGGAGGCAGCAGAAGAATGAGTGTTCAGTTTGCCGAAGGGTCCGGCGGTGGCGGCAAGCCTCCCGCGATTGACCTGGCAGCCTTTGCGAGCCGTGCGGGGGCGATTGACATCGGGGGCGACGATATCGTGGAGCTCGGCGACGATCTCGGCCTTGGCCTCCTGACGAACCCGAGCAAGGTGGCGCCGAGCCCCCGAGGCGGGAGCGGTGGCGGTGGTCGCTCTGTGAGCATTGGCGGTGAGGGGGGTGGCGGTGGTCTCCCGACGATCAACCTGAAGCCGGTGGACGACCTCGGCGTGGTGGACCTGGATGTCGGGGGCGGGTCGGCAGACATCTCCATCAACCGGGGTGGCGGCGGTGACTCTGCACCCTTTGTGATCAACACTGGCTCTGCCGGTGGTGGTGGTGGCTTTGACACGATTAACTTTGACGGTGCCGGTGCTACCGGTGGTGGGATGTCCGCCGAGGAGGAGGCCCGTGAGAAGCAGAAGCTCCTGACGAAGCTGCGTCGCCTGGATAATGATGGTATCGGCGGGTCCCGGATGACGAACTCCAACACTCTAGATGAGATCAAGCAGGAGGTGGATTCCCGCACGGATTCCAAGAATCTGGAGGCCTCCATTCGCTTCCAGCGCAACGCTCTGATGACCTTCGTGTCAGGCGTGGAGATGGTGAATGACAAATTCGGACACCGACTCCCCGTGAAGCCGCGCCTCAAGGGCTGGTCGGAGTCTGTTCACACGAACATCGGGGACTTTGATGACATCTTCGAGGAGCTGTACGATATGTACAAGGACAAGGCGAAGATGCATCCGCTGATGCGTCTGGTGGGAACGCTCGGTGTGTCGGCCACGATGTATCACCTGACGAACTCGATGGCGGAGCGCTCGGGGATCCCCGGAATGAGCGACCTTCTGAATGAGAATCCCGAGCTCCAGCGGCAGTTTGCGGCGGCGATGGCGTCCAAGATCGGTGGCGGTCTCGGGAACTTTATGGGGGCCGCGTCGGGTGTCGGCCCGGCGCCTGGTGGTGGCTTCGGTGGTGTCGGGCCGGCGCCTGGTGGTGGCTTCGGTGGTGGCGGCCCGGCGCCTATGGGAATGGGTGTGCCTCCGCCTCCTTCGCCGCCCCGAATGGGTGTGCCGGGCCGTGCGCCGTTTAACACGGCTTCTGCGGCCTCTGAGCCTCCGCGAGCCCGTCGGGAGATGCGTGGGCCTACCGGCGTCGACGACATCCTC